TGCAATCAGCAGCGGGCACGAAGCGCACGAGACGAGCGACAGAGTTTCCTGATGGCCATTCGCGAGAGTGGCCATTGGGAAAACAACCGGAGGGAACCCGCAATGGCCCAGTTCAACATCGACGCACACCTGAGTGACGGGAAAAGCCTGCAGTGGCTGGCCCTGCCGGACGTTGGCGAACACCCGCTGGACGTTGAGGCGCAGGTACGCCAGGCCGCCATGCAGAAGTTTGGCCAGGCGGTCTACTTCAACCACTGGAGTCGCACGGTGGCCAGCAACGGCTACATCACTGTGACGATGAACGCCTAACCCCACCCCCGCAGCTTGGCGACAGGCTGTAGCGGGCACCCATCAGCACATAGGAGGATGAGATGAGCGAATGGAGAACGATCGACTCGGCGCCCCGCGATGGCACCGAGATCATCTTGCGCAAAGGCGATCGCGTAACGGCAGGGTCGTGGGTTGAGTGGAGCGCTTCGGCGCCTGAGCACAACTCAATTGGCGCGTATCTAGGAGATGTCGAGTATGACGGCGGCGCCTGCTGGGGCTCATGGGATGGCGGCTTCTGTGAAGATGACGAGCCTACCCACTGGATGCCACTCCCGCCGCCCCCGAGCACGCCATGCTAACCGGCCCCGAAGTCCTGATCCTCTGCGCCATCCTCGCAGCGCTGTACATGTGGGATTGGTGGAGAAGGAATTGGAAAGGAGGTGAGTGATGCCATTGCTACGCGACGAGATACGAACAGCGCGCAAGGCACACCCTTGCGGCGCTTACTACTGGTTCGATCGAAGCTGTTACGGCGAGCAGGATGTCGAGCCGGAGGACTGGAAAACGATTGAGGCAGTTCGCGCAGATGGCTGCCAAATCCTGCAAGGCATGAAGCACATATACCAGGTCGGCGTCGATGGTGACGGATTTAGTGAGTTTCGGGCCAGACGGGACATGGACGAGATTTGCCGCAAGTACGATCTCTATCCGGAAGATTAACCCGCACCAAATAACCCCCGCCTGAACCAGCCAGGCCAGACCCCCAGGTCTGCGATAACCGTACGGCGCGCGGTGCTGGTAGCGCCATGAACAAACCGCCGAGCGCAGCGGCCCTTCGGGATACCTGCGACGAGGATCAGCCGGCCAGTGCCTCGATTGCTGAAAAACCCCGGCAGCCATCTACGGGATTTCCCACAGCTTTGCCCGTCGAGATGGCCGAATGGCTCACGTAACGAGCCTGCATCGGAGATGGCTTTGGTGCCAGCATATTCCGGCTGGGATGGTGCTGGCTAAGCGTAGGCAAAACCTATAGGCCAGAGCCATCTACCGATGCAGTGCGGCGTGGCAGCCATAGACACGCAAACAGTAGAAATGCCGGAGCCAGGCGCACCGGGGAAGAAAGTCGTCAGAGGGAGTTCCTTGCGGGCCGAAAGGTCGGGAGCCCTCTTGCGGAGCCACCGCATTGTTAAGGCGCGCCGGAGTGATGCCCGGCCACTGCATCACCCCTTCCATCGCCCATCCGGGCAACCGAGGCATCCACCATGAAGCACTACGGACCCATAGGGCGCCGCGAACAGCCGTGCCCGGATGACAGCGTTTCCGCGAGGATTCAACGATGAAATTCGAGATCGACCTAGATGAATACCTCCTCTCCGTTGAGGTAACCCATTGCGCAGTGGTTGAACCTGACTATCGGTGCCGGGACAGCGCGGACGATTACTACGGCTACAGCGAGCTTGAATTCACCATCACCAGCGGGACCGTCTTCGACGAGGACGGAAACCAAACGGAACTGGGTCGGAATGGCTGCGCAGCGGTTGCCGATGAGCACGCCGAGCGGATTGAAGAGCTGCTGTGGAAGCTGATCGAAGAAGAGCGGAGGGACGCAGCATGAAGACCGAAGACACCATTCGCGAGCACTTCAGACATCTGCGAATCGCCCGGCACGCGGCCACTGCCGACTACCACTGCAACGTGCTGTACGGCTACCTGAAAGCCCTGCGCGACACCGGCCAGATCGAAACGAGCCTTTACCTGCGGATGAACTACGCAGTCACGAAGGCATGGACGCTCAAGACGAAATTCACCGTGAGGACGGCGGCATGAGCAAGGAAGTGAAGCGGTACGGCATGTGCGGATTCGAGTCGGGCATCGTGGAGATGGAAGACGGGCCGTATGTTGACGCGGACGACTACGACGCCCTTCTCGCTGAGCGGGATGCGCTGCGTAACGATCACGGCTCGATGCGAAACGCCCTCAAGAATGCCCGCTACCGGATCGAGCAGGGCCGCGTATGGAACGGCATGGGCTGGACGCTTACTGGCCTTCACGCACACCAACAGCAGAAAGCGCTGGATGAAATTGACGCCGCCCTGCAAGGAGCCCAGCCATGACACGAATCACACGGCTGCAGATCACCGCAGAGATTGACGGAGCGGTATGCCACATCAAATTTCCGGCCGAGTGCCAGGACGTTTTGATCCACATGATCCAGTCCCTATCTGGCGGCTCAATTGAGGCTGTAAAGCTGCCTGATTCATTCCGGTTTGTAACTCTTGGCGAGGCCCTGCAAGGAGAGCAGCCATGACCATCCAACTCAAGGATCTGGTCGGCGCCTTCCTGCTGTATTGCGGAGTGGCGCCGTTGTGCGGCTGGCTCGTTCACGTTGCGCTGATAGGGGGTGTGTGATGGATGACCGCGAACTGTTGGAGCTGGCGGCGAAGGCTGCCGGAACCCCTGGCGAGTGGGGCGAAATCATCGACATCGGCGGCGACAAGGTCGACCTCACTGACGTGTTCTTTGTTAGCGACTTCCCATGGGACCCGCTGGAAGACGATGGCGCTGCGCTGCGGCTGGCGGTGAAGCTGAAACTGATCGTAGAGGTAGGTTCATGCTGGCTCAGCAAGTACGGCCCGGCGTTTGGAGAGGACGTACTGCCAGACCCACTTTCCGCTACTCGCCGTGCAATCGTCCGCGCTGCCGCCGAGATCGGGAGGGCCATGTGATGGCAACCGAATACCAGCGTGCAAAGCGAAAGGCCGTCTACGTGACCTGCTCCGTCATGGCCCTAGTTGTCTTCGCCGTAGTGCAAGGCCTTGCAGATCGAATCACCAACGGGGCGCCACTATGAGAACCCTCCCCCTCCACTACGACACCGGCCCGCACGACCACACCCCATCAGGCCACTCATTCGCAGCGGCGTGGTGGACCCTTACCGGGTTCGGCGTCCTTTCCGCAACGCTCGCTTTCGGCCTCATTGGTGAGGCGGCGATCTTTCACTTCTTCGGGTAACACCAACTACTGATCAGGCTGCGCGAGACGCGGCCAAGGAGAACTCATGTCTACGGAATTGGCCCTTGTGCCGCCAAAGGAAACCGCACTGCAAGTATTCCAGGCTGCGAACGGGCTTGACCCGTACCTGCAGCAGATTCGCGCCGAGATCGACGCCTTCGTGCCGGATGTGTCGACGAAGAAAGGCCGCGACGCCATCGCATCGATTGCCCACAAGGTCGCCCGCTCAAAAACGGCGCTCGACAACGTAGGCAAGGAACTGGTCGCCGAGCTGAAGGAAATCCCGAAGAAGATCGACGCCGAGCGCAAGCGGATGCGCGACACGCTGGACGCCTGGAAGGACGAGGTGCGGGCGCCGCTGAATGAGTGGGAGCAGGCTGAAGCGGATCGGGTGGCACGGCACACCGACCGGATCGACTGGCTGCGCAACCGTGATGACCAGGTAGCCGAGCTGTCGGCAGCGGAGATTCAGGACCGCATCGCTGACACCGAGGCTGTCGAGGTCGGCCCGGATTGGGAAGAGTTCGAAGCCGAAGCGCACCGCGTCAAGGCTGCCACCCTCACCACCCTGCAGCTGGCACTGACCAAGCGCCAAGCATACGAAGCCGAGCAAGCCGAACTCGAACGCCTCCGCACCGAAGCCGCCCAGCGCGAGCAGAAGGAGCGCGAGGAGCGCATCGCCCGCGAAGCCGCCGAGCAAGCCCAGCGCGAAGCAGAGCAGCGCG